TATAGCGCACAAATGCTGTACTACTCTAAGCCTACAGTCCTAAGTGACACCAATACTTCTAATGTATTTTTAGCTAACTATCCTGATGCTCTGTTATATGCAGCATTGGGAGAGGCTGAACCATACTTAATGAACGACGCAAGACTCCAAACCTGGGGTGCTTTGTATGATCGTGCTATTTCAACAATCAATGTGGCTGACCAAAGTAGTGAATATGGCGGTCAACCTATGTCAATGTCTGTGAGGTAAATCATGGCAGAAATGAGTAATTATTTAGAAAATGCGTTAATTAACGGAACTCTGCGTGGTACGACTTATACCGCACCGACTACGACTTATTTAGCGTTATATACGTCTGATCCTACTGATGCAGATACAGGCACAGAGGTAACAGGTGGATCGTATGCTCGTCAATCTATTACGATGGGTGCTCCTAGTAACGGTGCATCAACGAATAGTGCTGCTATCGAGTTTCCACAGGCTACGGCTGATTGGGGCATTGTTGCTTACGTAGGTATCCGTGATGCATTGACTAGCGGCAATCTGCTGTATCACACACCATTGGATACCAGTAAAACGATTGCAAATGGCGATATTTTTAAGATAACTAGCGGCAATTTGTCAGTAACTTTAGCGTAAGGTGAATTATGTCAACAATTGTCACTCGTGCTGGTAAGGGTTCGGCACTAAGTTTTACCGAGGTTGATGATAACTTTACGAACCTAAACACAGACAAATATCAATCAGGTGGTGCTCTAGGTACTCCTGCATCAGCTACGCTTACGAACGCTACAGGCTTACCATTAACGACAGGTGTTACAGGTACTCTGCCTGTTGGTAACGGTGGCTCTGGTGCTACGACATTAACTGGCGTATTAAAGGGTAACGGAACAAGTGCGTTTAGTGCTGCGACTGCGGGGACAGACTTTGTTGCTCCTGGTGGTGCATTAGGAACACCAAGTTCAGGCACTTTAACAAACTGTACTGTTGATGGTACTAATCCTATCGGCTACCGTGATCTACCTGCTGTCGGCACCAAGACAGGCTCTTACTCTCTGGCTACTGGTGACGTTGGTAAGTATGTGCAAGTTGGCACAGGGGGTTCTATAACGATACCTGATGCGACATTTGCTGAAGGTGATGCGATCAGTATTTTTAATAATACCACTGGGAACATAACGATTACCTGTTCTATTACTACGGCTTACATTGCTGGTACTGATGCTGATAAAGCTACGATGACATTAGCGACAAGAGGTGTTGCTACTGTGCTGTTCATTAGCGGTACAGTTTGTGTCGTAGCTGGAAACGTGTCATGAGTGGCATTATGAATATGTTTGTCGCTGCCAAGACTACGATAGCGACGGCAGTTGATGAGTTCTTTAATCGTGTAACTTTGCTGCTAAATACTGGTAGCACTAACGGCGCGCAGAATAATACGTTTATAGACTCCTCTAGCAATGGATATTCTATAACTAGAAATCCTGCTACTGGCCCTAATGCTCCTACACAGGGAACATTTACGCCATTTAGTCAAACTGGATGGAGTAATTATTTTAATGGCAGCACTGATTATTTAACAGTCGCTGGTGGCTCTTCGCTTGCTTTTGGTAGTGGTGATTTTTCTCTTGAGGCGTTTGTGTATCCTACGTCATCGGGGATAAATATGAAAATATACGACGGAAGGCCAAATACGACAGCAGGAAATTACCCTGTTCTACAAATAACTCTTAACAATGTTGCAGAATTTCTTGTTGATGCAACATCATTAATTACTGGAACAACTACAATACTAACAAATAAATGGACGCACATTTTAGTGTCAAGAGTTAGCGGCAATCTTCGTTTATTTATAAATGGTGTGCAGGATGGTTCTACAATTTCAAATTCAACTAATTTCGCAAATGGAACGGCAAGACCGGCTATTGGTAGTCGAGGTTCTACTTTATTAAATGATCTTTTTGCTGGCTACATTTCTAATGTTAGGGTAATTACAGGGTCTGGTTTTACATCTGTTACTGTGCCAACAACAACATTAACACCCGTTTCTGGAACATTATTATTAACTTGTCAGTCAAATCGTTTTTTTGATAGTGGAACAGCTAATTCAGGATTAGGTTTTACTGTTAGCTCTGTTGGCACACCATCAGTCCAAGCTTTCTCTCCATTTGCTCCTACTGCTGCTTATAGCACTACGACAGTAGGTGGTAGTGGGTATTTTAATAATACCGATTATTTAACCGTATCTGGAGCAACAGCGTTAGCTTTTGGAACTAATGAATTTACTATTTCTGGATGGGTATATTTTAATGCTATTACGGCAGGAGCAAATCAAACAATTTATGACGGCAGACCTAACACAACTGCTGCATTTCACGTTTTATTTTATTTAGTAGATACAACATTTAAACTTACATTTTTTACAAATGGAGCAGCTAGAATTGCAAGTGATTCAGCTTTAATTTCTGGTCAGTGGTATCACTTTGCGTTGTCAAAAGATGGTGGAACAACAAGAATGTTTATTAACGGTGTACAGCAAGCTCAAACTTATGCTGATACAAATACGTATGTAAACGGAACAAATAGACCTGCAATCGGAGTTTCTGGTTCTACTCTTACAACTTCATATTTAAATGGGTATTTGTCTGGTTTAAAAGTAAACTCAAGTGCAACTGCGGGTGTTTCATCAGTTACAGTCCCAACCGCGCCGCCAACTACTAATAGTGATACACAGTTATTGCTTAACTTCACCAATGCTGGCATATACGACGCTGCATCTAAGAACGTATTAGAAACTGTAGGCAATGCACAAGTAGTAAGTCCATCTCCAGCTAAGTTTGGTACTACGTCAATAGTATTTGATGGTACAGGAGATTATTTATTACTTCCTGATTCACCGAATCTTCAATTATCAACTGGTGATTTTACTATTGAAGGTTTTGTATATCTTGATATTGCAGGTGTGGCTTACGGAATTATTAGTAAAGGAACTGCGACAACTGGCTGGTCGGTAAATGTAACTTCTGGAAATAAACTTCAATTTAGTTATACAGCGACGCAACTTACTGGTGCTACTTCATTGGCTGCAACTACTTGGTATTACTTTGCAGTAGTGCGATCTGGAAGTGCTACAGGTAATTTAAAATTATATATAGGAACTTCTGGATCAACCACCCTTGATGCTACAAGTGCGGGTGCTGTAACTACTAACTTTAATCAAATTGATGCTATGTACGTTGGCGCGAGTAGAACTGGAACAACTATTTTAGATGGTTATCTTGATGAAATTAGAATAACCAAAGGCGTAGCTAGAGATGTAACTACAGTTCCAACCGCAGCTTTCCCAATCCAATAGGTGACTCATGCTTTACTCTAAAAACGGTAGCATTCCAAAGCCTGAGACTGATGGCACTGAAGGATGGATTGAGGTTGATGACGCGCCTACTGCTGGTGATGGACAAGAGGTTATTTGGTGCTTTCCACCAGGCTGGGTAGTGCGTGATGTTATGCCACCAGTGCGTGATGGTTATCGTTGGGCTTATTATTTAGACTTTGGTTGGGTAGAGATTGAATTGAGGAATGAGCAGACTATTATTAGCGCAGACATTTCTAGCTTAGATTCATCAGATATATCTAGTTTAACGACAGCGCAAATAAGCGGATTAAATGGCTAATTACGTCGATTATGGATACTGGGTTCAAGGGTATGGCATTGGAGATTTAAGCCAGCCTGATCGCTATGTAGTTGCTGGTTATTGGAATGATGGCTATGCAGAATATGAGACTGCGGCAGACTCTTCAGCATCTATAAATGGCACTGCAACAGTAACCGTAGTCGGCACAAGATTAGTTACAGGTAATGCGACTATTACAGCAAATGCAGCATTAGAGGTTAATGTTGTAAATGTGCAAACTGGTATTGCTGTTATTGATGGTGTTGCCACAGTTGCCGCTAATGGCGTTATAACTATTGTTGGTAATGCAAACATAACTGCTGAAGCTATTTTCTCTGCTTTGGGTGGTGTTACTTATTCTGGCAATGCTAGTGTTAATGGGACTGCTGCGTTAAATATTATTAATGTTTCAGGATTTGAGTGGACTGACGTAACTCCTGAAGCTGATGCATGGAACGATGTAACTCCAAATACGAACATTTGGCAGACAGTATCTTCTGAAACAAATACATGGGCTAGACAGTAATGGCAAAACAAAAGATTATCTTCGGAGAATGGCTACCAGATCAGCCGAGTGTTACTGGTGCGGTTATGGATGCTTATAATTGCTATCCTGTAACGAATGGTTATGCTCCATTTAGGCAGGAAGTTGATTATTCCGCTAATGCAGGTCAGGATTTGCTAATTACCTTTGCTGGTAAGTATGGTGGAGCTACTAATTTATTTGCGGCTGGAGCTTCTCAGATATTTAAGTTTGACTCTAGCGATATTAGTTTAGATGCTGCAAGCACTACAGGTTACACAGATATAAAGTCATGGGATGTAACTCAGTTTGGCTCTAAGATGATTGTTGCTAATGGTATAAATGCATTGCAAGCATACGATATGTCTGGGAATACATATTTTCAGGATTTATCTGCTACTGCTCCAGTTACTAAATATGTAACAGTAGTGCGTGACTTTGTTGTAGCTGCTAATGATGGTAGCGACGAAAATAAAGTCTATTGGTCTGACATTAACGATGAAACTGACTGGACTCCGGGTGCTGCTAGTCAATCAGATACGCAGATTCTTCCTGATGGTGGAGATATTACAGGTTTAGCAGGTGGTGAATATGGCTTAGTGTTCATGGAACGCGCTATTTACCGTATGAGCTACGTAGGTTCTCCGTTTTTCTTCCAATTTGACGCTATTTCTCGCACTTTAGGTTGTTCTACTAACGGCTCTATCGCTCAATTCGGTGGAATTACGTACTTTCTATCGGATGATGGCTTTTATGCGTGTGATGGACAGACAGTTAAGGGCATTGGTGCTGAAAAAGTAAATAGATGGTTCTTTGATAACGCTATTCCTAGTGAAATACGGTTATCAATGAGCGCAACTGTTGACCCAGTACGTAAATTAATTGCATGGAACTTTAAGAATACGTTTGGCGGTCGTTATTTGCTGCTGTATTCCATTGATTTAGGTCGTTGGAGCTATGCAGAGACTACAACTACGTCAGTTGCGTATGGTTTGACTCCTAGTGCTACACTTGAACAACTTGATGTTTACTTCCTTGATGCGACAAAAACTGGCACATACACACAAAGCGGACTAACTGTTACTGTTAATGTAACAGATCATGGTTTAGAGACTAATGGTCAAATGAGGTTTGATGCAACGTCTGGTGCTGGTGTAGATGGAACATTTGCAGTCACTAGAGTTGATGCTAATTCGTTTACATTTCAAGCGGCTGCAAGTGCGACTATTACCAGTTCAAACTGCACAATCACTTTCCCTAACCTTGATCTTGCGGGAGAAGAAACTCCGCTAGATTCTCGTGTTTGGGCAGGTGGAATACTTATCTTTATGGGTGTTACTGGTCAAAAGATTGTATCTTTCTCAGGTCAGTTTAAGTCTGCTGCTATATCATCAGGTGATATAGATATTGGCAGGTCAGTTATCACATTTGCACGACCAGTTATTGATAATGGCACAGGAACTGTCTCAGTTGCTAGTCGAGAACTGCTAGAGGACAGCATTACGTTTAGCACAGCAGTAGCGGCTAATAGCGAAGGTGGTGTTCCATTGCGGTCTGCTGGTCGTTATCACAGGATTAAGATGAGTCCTACGAGTACGTCATGGAAAACGGCTGTAGCGACTGAAATTGAGATTGTTGGGCAGGGTGCTCGATGACACAGTTTCGCTCACTACCTGTATTTGGTGCTGACAATCGTGTTGTCTCTGAGGTTGTCCGTGGGATTATGGACGGTAAAACTAATAATTCTGGTTACTTTAATACTACGATAAGTGCTACAACTACTACATTAAACAATGAGCGTATAGGTTATGATTCTGCAATTATTTTTACGCCTATGAACGATAAAGCAGCTCAAGAAATGGCTAAATTATGGGTAGGAACAAGGTCACAGGGTAGTGCAATTATTCATCATGCAAGTAACGCGCACCTTTGTGAATTTATGTACATAATAGTTGCATAATGGAATACAAATATATCGGATCGCAAGAGCTTAGGAACTGGTGGTCTAGCGTTAAGTTAGGCTTAGAGAAAATTAAACGTAGTAGTCCAGAAAACTGGATAGTTGAAGATGTATATACAGACTGCTTTAATCAAAAAAGTCTGTTATTTGTGCTGGTAGAGAACAACCACTATGCTGGATTCTTTGTTTTACAGCCGCAGGGAGAAACTCTGCATTTATGGGCAGCTTATTCGTTAGAAAATAGTTATGATGTTGTCGAAAATGCCTTAAAATATATAAAAGGCATGGCATTCGATGCTAAAGTCAAATACATAACATTTTCTAGTCATCGACGAGGATGGGCTAAGAGGGCGGCTAGTTATGGATTCCGCCCGAAACAATGGATTTGTGAGGTGTAATATGGGCGGCGGCGGCGGAAAACAAGACAGCACTACCACTACGAGTATTGATCCAGCGATCAAACCGTATGTAACTTATGGGCTTGAGGAGGGGAAACGTCTCTATGAATCTCAGACTCCTTCATTCTTCCCCGGTCAGACGTATGTAAGCCCATCGGCTCAGACTCAGCAAGCCTTACAGATGGCTCAGGAACGAGCTATAGCAGGTTCTCCGCTAACAGGTGCAGCACAGGCAGAGACACTAGCTACGATTCAAGGGCGAGGCGTTAATCCATTCCTAGCGGGTGCTTTAGAAGGAGTGAATAGACAAGCTGGAGTTGACTACACTAATGTAATTCAAGATTTGAATTCTAGGACTGCATCTGCTGGTCGTTATGGCTCTGCTGCTCAAGGTCAACAGATAGGTCAGGCTCAAGATATATTTGCTAGAAACATAGCTGAAGCTGGTAATAGAATGGCTTATCAAGCTGCTGAGGCTGAACGTCAGCGTCAAATGAATGCTGTTAATGCTGCTCCTGCAATGGCTAATGCTGACTTTGCAGACATTCAGCGACTACTTAGTGTTGGTGGTGCTAAAGAGGCTCAGAGTGCTGCTCAGTTACAAGACGCAATGAATCGATTTAACTTTGAGCAGAACTTGCCACAAATGAAATTAAGTCAGTTTGCTAATCTGTTCTCTAGCGTTCCACAAGGAACTGAGACGGTACAGACTGCTACACCATCAGGGGGTAAATAATGGGTGATCCAGTTACTACAGGAATATTAATCGGTGCTGCTATGGGTGGTGGTACGGCTGCAATTAAAGGTAAAGACCCACTTCAAGGGGCATTAATTGGCGGTGCTACTGGTGGTATTGGCGGCGGGTTTGCTGGTGGATTTGGTGGTGCTGCTGGTTCTGCCCCAACTGGAATTATGGGTAGTGCTGCTGGGTATGCTCCTCAAGTTGCTTCTCCTACGTTTATGCAGCAACTTACTGGCGGTGCAATGGGCGTTAAAGATGCTTTTAGTGGTGCTAATACGTTTATGAATCAAAACCCTTTTACAGCACAAGCAGGAATGAGTTTAGCTAAGAGTGCATTTGAGCCAGAACAACAGATGCCATACGCTCCTGCTGGACAAATTCAGCGTGGTCAACCTGCTCCTCCAATGGACTACATGAGCCTATTGAATCCACAGAATCAGACTGTCATCCGCTCACCACAAATTTCATTATTGGGGTGATATATGGCAAAACTATCTGACTTATCATTATATGACCAGTTTGAATATGCTAAACGCTTTAATCAATTTCCAGCTAATGGAACTTTGACAGAATTTATAAATTCTCGTCCTGCATCACAAGCTAGTCAAGCGGCTGCTGCTCCTATTCCGCAAGATGATGCTAGGAATCGTGTACTCAATCAGTTTCGTGGAAGTGAAAATCCACAAAGTAAGACATTTTTAGATTACTTTTCAAATAATAGAGACCCAATAGCTCCACTTTTAAATCGTGGTGATGATCCTGCTCGTGTAATGCCAGACCCTACAGATGCTTCTGCTACAAATAGAATTTCTATGCCTAGTTTTAATTTAGGCAATTTAACTAATTATATTCCTAGTGCAAGTACCATAGGTGAGTACATCCCTACAAGCCTTCCTAACGTATTTGGAGTTAATAATCCATTGTATGCAGGTTTGTTGGGTGCGGATCAGTCTCAAGCATTATCTAAACAGTCTAATATTGCTGGTCTATTAGGTGCTGCTGCTGCGTTAGTTCAGGGTATGGGTAGGCAAGGTGGCAGACGTTCTGCTGCTCAAAATATCATTAGTGCTTTAGGTGCTGGTTATGGTGCTGCTGGTCAACAATATCAGCAAGGTTTACAGATGTATGGTCAGACACAGCAATTAGGTTTACAGCAGCGTCAACAGGCTGCTATTCAAGCTATGAAACTGAAGTACCCTGAATATGCAGACGAAATTGATGCTAACCCTGCTGGTGCTTTCCGTCTCATTGCTGAACGTGAAACTGCCAACAAAAAGGGTATTGTTGTTGATGGAAATTTAGTTAATCCGATTACTGGTGCAGTTATTTTTCAGGCTAATAAACCACAAGCAAGAATACTGACTGTTGATGAAGTTAAAGCACAAGGATTGCCTACAACAGGTGGTCAGAAATACCAAGTAGATGCTAATGGAAAAATTGATTTAATTCAAGGTACTGCGCCGACTAAAGAAAATAAACCTGCTACAAGCATAGAAGAATGGCAGTTTTATAGATCTCAAGGTGGCACAAAATCTTATGGTGATTTTCTTCAAGGGAAAGCTCCAACTACTAATTTAAGTGTTACTTTACCTAATGATCCAGCAAAAAGAGCGCAAGCATTAAGTGAAAACTCACAAAAATTTACTGCTAATAAGCCTATTTCTCAAGCATTTGAAATAGCTAGTAGATACGATAATTTTTCTAAAGCATATAACAATCCTCAAGCTGGCGGTGCTTCTGATGCTGTGCTTATTTATAGTATGGCAAAAATGCTTGATCCGGAAGGTGCTGTTCAACAGGGTGACGTTGGAACAATAGCTGGTCAAAAGAGTATTCCAGAAAAGTTAAAAGCTATCCACGAACAATTTATTAGTAATAGAATTTTATCTGATGAGCAAAGAGAAAATTTAAATGCAATGGCTTACTCTATTGTTAAAAATAAACAAAAATCAATTACACCGATAATTAAACAATATAGAAACTATGCTACTGCTTTAGCATCTCCTGATGCTGCTGCTGATGTTCAAGACCCATTTCAAAATATTGAGTTACCAAAACAAAGACTTGTTACTATAAACAAGAAAAAAACACAGGTAAGATTGGGTAACGATGGTAATTATTACTATACTGATCCAACAGGCAAAAATTACATTTACAATGATTAAATGAGGTAATGATGGGAACAATTTCAATTAAACCTGTTGATTACGATCCATTTGGTAATTTGGATGTAAATCCTGCTGCTTTGCCTCCTCAATCTGCGGAGGCTTTAGGGCTTCCTAGTTTTGTTATGCCTAATAAGGCTAGTCCAGAAATAGTTAGCGCACCATTAGGAGCTACTGAGAGCTTTAAGCCATTTTTAGGGGTTATGTCTACAACAGACCCATTAGCATTGCAGGATATTATGGTTAAGAATATCCCCGGATCACAACCCGGAGTTGACCCTGATGGAAACCCATTTATTATCATTGAAAACAAACCATACTATCTGAATAAGCCTGGCTTATCTGGTACTGATGTGGTTGGCTTTATTGGCGATTTAGCTAAGTTTTTCCCTGCTGGTAAGTTAGCGCAATTAGGTTTGACTACTGGCGGTAGGGCTGCAATTGCTGGTACTGCTACTGGAATTATTGGTTCTGGTTCGCAGTTATCTTCTCAAGCAATGGGAAGTGAGCAGCCGTTTAATGTTGCTCAAGTTGGTCTTGAGTCTGCTTTTGGTGCTGGTGGTCAGGTTGTCGGTGATCTAATAAGTTCATACATTAAAAATAATAGAAGCATCACAAATGAAGCAGGGAAGATTAGCAATGAATTTAATGCTGCCTTACAAGCGTCAGGAATAGATTTAGGTAAGTTTGCAGAAAAAGGACAGCAAGCAATTTTTGATGCTTATAAGCAGCTTGGTAGTAGATTTGCAGGAGAGGCAAAGAATGTAACTTCTGCCGCTAATATTGCTGATGTTAATTTCCCATTAACTAGAGGTCAAGCAACTGGTGACATAGCTCAATTGGCTGAAGAAGAAGCAATGAGAAATGCTGCTAGAGGATCATTTGCTCAAAAGATTTTAGCTAGGTTTGATGAAAAGCAAAAAACAGAAGTTTTAAAAGACCTTCAAGCAAAACAAAAAGCATTTGCTACTGGTCAAATTACTACTTCTCCTGAAGAAGTCGGTGGCAAACTTTATGAGTTAATACGTAATAAACAAATGGAAATGAAGGGTCAATATAAAACTGCTTACGGTGATGTTGATCCTACAGCATTACGATTACTTAGTGAGGCGGTTGACCCATTAGAGTCAAGAGTTCTTGGTATCTTAAAGGACAGAGTTGTTGACCCTAAACTTACTCCAGCATCAAGAAGTGCTGTGGGTGAAATAAGAGCAATTATTCCTAAGACTGGTAAAGCTAATGTAACTGATATTAGTTTGAAAACTATTGAAACAACTAGAAAAAAATTAAACGAATATTATAAAGCTGGAGCTAACGATACAGACAAAGGTAATGTATCAGCAATAATTAAAGAGTTTGATAGTTGGTTAGATGATTCTATTTCTGATGGATTGATTCGTGGCGACATAAGTCAGTTAGGTAAATTAAAAGAAGCAAGAAGTTTATTTTCAAAATATAAAGAAACTTTCCCTACAAAAGATACAGCTAAATTAGCTGATTCTGATGCTGCAAAAGTAATAAGAACTATTGTTGAAAAAGACTTACAGCCTAGCGAAGTGATGAATTTACTTTATGGTAAGTCAGCAATAGGTGAGTCTCAATCTGCTGTTCGTACTGTTCAGCGATTAAAGAAAATGTTTGGCAATGAATCAAATGATTTTAAACAGTTTCAAGAGTCTGCATTTGTTCGATTGACTAGAGATAGTCAAGGCAATATGTTGCCATCATCTAAAATTGTAAAGACTATTGATGAATTGTTTATGGGTAAGGGGTCAGCATTAACTAGGGAATTATTTAATGCAGACCAAATAAATACTATACGCAAACTCAGGTCTGATCTTAGTAAATTAGTTGTTCCTATTGAGGCTCAAAATCCATCTAGGTCTGGTTATGAAGGTGCTAGGGCTGTTATTAGCGTATTAAATAAATTAGGCTTTACTGGTGCTGCTGGAAATTTAGCATCTGGTGATATTGCTTCAGCAGGTGCTATGGGTGCTGCGTCTTTAGTTAGCCAAATTAAGCCTGTACTTGCTGCTAGAAAAGCAACTAATATGGTCGCTCCACCTTTATCTGGTTTGTTACCTGCTGGCTCTGGTACTGCATTAGGCGGTGCTTTAGGAACTGGATTTTACGGAATTTTGGGAAGATAAATCATGGCTAAAAATAAAATTAGTGAATATTCATCAGTTGCGTCAAACAATACAGACATATCTGGTATTAACATTGCTGAAGGTTGTGCTCCTTCGGGGATAAACAATGCTATACGTGAGCTAATGGCACAGCTTAAAGATCAGCAAGCTGGTACTGATGGTGATGGCTTTGTCGTAGGTGGTGCGTTTACTTCCTCTGGTGGTGCTGTATTTAGTTCAGGCACGACATTCTCTGGCTCTGTAGTAATGAGTAGCACAGTAGGCATTAGTGGTGTTGCTTCACTAACTGGTAGCACTAATAACATTGGCACTACGACAAGTTCTACTATTCTTAGTGGTTCAGTTACACAGACTAGCGGATCAGTATTGTATTTAGATGCTGCTGCTACGACTTCTGCTGCTCCTCCATTATCGTGGAGTGGTGATACGAATACTGGTATCTATCGTCCTGCTGCTGATACGTTGGCGTTAGTTACTGGTGGTTCAGAACGCTTCAGAATCAACTCTAGCGGTGTTTTAATCATTGGTTCTGGTGAGGCTACTACGTCTGTATCTGGTAACGTCCTACGCGCTCCTAGTGCTTCTGGAACGAATATAACTGGTGCTAACTTTGAAATTAATGCTGGTAACGGAACTGGTAATGGTGGTTCTGGAACGATTGCTTTAAAGACTGCTGCTGCTGGATCGTCTGGCTCTACTGCTAATACATTAACTCAGCGTTTGCTAATTACTAAGAATGGTGGCTTTTCCTTTGGTTCTGGTGCGACAAGTTACGGCACAGCAGGTCAGGTTTTAATATCTAACGGTGATGCTCCTCCTTCTTTTGGTTCTACTATTACTAATAAAACCATAGTATCTGCATCCGGTACTAGCGTAGATTTTACGGATATACCATCGTCAGCAAAAAAAATTACTATTATGTTTGCTGGGTTATCAACAAATGGAACATCTGATCCTATAATTCAGTTAGGTGATTCTGGTGGAGTAGAAACTACTGGGTATGTCGCTGCTGCATCTACATCAACTACCGGAAATAGCGCATTTTCTTCTACGGCAGGATTCCCAATTGCAGGGTCGTGGTCTGCTGCGGTTATTCTTAGCGGAACAGTTGTTTTGATTTTGCAAGATTCTGCTACGAATACTTGGGTTGCATCTACTTCTGGTGGACGTACTGATACTGCTGGTGGTACTGCTGGTGGTGGATATAAAGCATTGTCAGCTACATTAGATCGTATCCGCATAACTACAGTAGGTGGTGCAAATACATTTGATGCAGGAACAATTAACATTATTTACGAATAATCATGGACAAAATACAACTTACCGATGAGCAAATTGACCATATTGCTGAGAAAGCTGCTGAAGTGGCTTTTAAGAAGATTTACGAAGAAGTAGGTCGGTCAGTTGTTAAAAAGATACTGTGGATAGTCGGTGCTGGTGCTCTAGGACTCATGTTCTGGATGGCTGGTAACGGCTCTCTACCGAAATAAAATTGATCCGCTAACGATATTAGCTATTGCAAAAACTGCTGCTAGTGCTATTCGTACTGGCTGTGAGATGTATCAGTCGGCTAAAGCTGATGGAATGGAATTGGTTGATGCGTATGGTAAGGCTAAAGATGTTGTAGCGGATATAAGTAAGAATCTAGGTAGTTTCTTTAAGGCGCATGAACAGCTAGAGAAACACGTACACGAGGAAGAATTAAAAACTAAGAAGGTACGTGATCCTGAATTGTCAGTAAATCAGGAGGCTTTTAATCGGATACTTGCACAAAAAGAAATGAACCGATTAGAGACTGAATTGCGCGAAATGCTCGTATATCAAGCTCCACCAGAGTTAGGTGCTGTTTGGTCTGAGTTTGAGGTAATGCGCGACAAGGTAAAAGAAGAACGTGCTTTAGTTCAACGTCAAGAATTGCAAAGGCAACAAGCTGCAAAATGGCGACTAGCAAAGATAAGAAGGCAAATAAAGGAACAACTGACTTCAGTTTTAGCAGTCCTGTTCGTAACCCTGTGGTTCCTATGGCTAATGATCCTGATACGAACGAGCCACACATCCCGTGGACTACACTCATCACCCTATTGGTACTGTGTCTTGTGCTAGTTATAGCATTGCCTGTCATGGGTATAATGTATATGGACATGAATAACGCTACTAATGCGGCTGTGTACGAGATTAAGAAAATGCGTGAATTACGGGCTAAGATGATTATAGAAATGAGGGGTGAATGATGCTTACATTATTATCAACGTTTGTCAGTTTCCTATCGGGTGGCTTACCTAAACTATTAGATTTCTTTCAGGATAAGCAGGATAAGAAACATGAATTAGCTATGGCTCAAGTCCAGATGCAGATGCAACTAGAGATGCAGAAAGCAGGTTTCCAGGCTCAAGAACGTATAGAAGAAGTACATACAGAGCAGATTCAATTACAGACAGCAGCAGACGAGCGTATAGCACTGTACAACCACGACGTAGAGATCGGTAAGGGTGCTAGTCAGTGGGTAATTAATGCTCGCGCTATGGTGCGTCCTACGGTCACATACGGCTTATTCTTTTTATTGGTTGCCATTGATATAGCTGGTATCTGGTATGCATGGACTCAGAACGTACCGTTTAAAGTGATGATTGATGAGGTGTGGGATGCAGATACTCAGTTGATATGGGCTTCTGTTATTGCTTTCTGGTTTGGTACTCAGGCATTTAGTAAAAAATGAACGTAAGCGACAATGTTCTGAAAGTCATCAAACATCACGAGGGGATAAGGAATAAGCCTTATCTCTGTCCTGCTGGATTATGGACTGTCGGTGTAGGTCATGTTTTATATCCCAAGCAGGGACTATTACCAGTGGCTCAGAGAGGCTCTATAGGGCTTCGTATTGAGGATTTTAGGGTATTTAGTAAGGATGAGATAGATGCGATTCTTAAAGCTGATTTGCAGCGTTTTCAACGAGGCGTATTACGTTATTGCCCTATTATTACTACTCAAGGTCAGTTTGATGCGCTCGTCTCTTTTAGCTTTAATGTAGGACTAGGAACATTGCAGCGTAGTACCTTGCGGCAGAAACATAATCGAGGTGACTATGATGGTGCTGCTGATGAATTCATGAAATATACGCGTGGTGGTGGCAAGGTATTAAAAGGTTTAGTCAATCGCAGAAAAGATGAACGAGCTATTTATTTGGGGTAAATAATGCGTATTCTTTCGATAATATTATTGTCATTAATATCATTTATGATATATGCTGCAACACTTGATGATGATGGCAATTTAGTATTAAGTCGAGATGAGGTACAGCAGACGATAGCTAGTTGGAATCTGATGAATGAAGAAATAGTTAATAAGAATCTAAGAATCCAGCAGCTTGAAAAAGAACTTGAATACGTTATAGCAAACAAATGTCTATAAAAATACCTGATGACTGTATGCCAGCTTGTTTTTCATGTGCTTTCTTTGACATTGAGCCTAAAGACGAATTAGGAATATGTCGGCGTTATCCTCCAATGTTGTTTCAAATAGAAGATGAATACGACAGTTGCTATCCTGTAACTGAACGAAATGACTGGTGCGGTGAGTTTACTCGTAAGGTAAATTGAAATGAAAGTATCGGAAGAAGAGTTTATTGATTTATGGAATAAGTACGGTTCAGCATCAAAGATAGCAACAATATTAGATATTGGTGTTAGATCGGTTTTTAATAGAAGAAGAGAAATAGAGGCAAGAACAGGCCAAGTATTACAAGCTACTGATCCACGTACTGCAAACTTCTCAATTACTTACCCTGGCAATGGCGTTAGAGCCAGAGCAGACATAGAGAATGGTGTAATTATGGTGGCATCAGACTGTCACTATTATCCCGGAATTATATCAACGGCTCATAAGGCTTTTGTCCATCTAATCAAAGAACTCAAGCCTAAGATGGTCGTTATGAACGGCGACGTATTTGATGGTGCATCAGCATCTAGGTATGACCCTATAGGCTGGCAGCAGACTCCCACAGTAAAGCAGGAACTAGAAGCCTGTCACGACCGTCTAAACGAGGTTGAAAGCGCGTCTAAGAGTGCTGTCCTACACTGGACATGGGGTAATCACGATATGAGGTTTAACACGCGTCTAGCGTCCCAAGTTGGGACTTCGTTTGAGGGCGTACAGGGTTTTAATCTATCGGATCACTTTCCTAGATGGAAGTTCTCTACGTCGCTAATGGTCAATGAGCATACAATGATTAAACACAGGTGGCATAACGGTATTCATGCTATCTATAACAATACGATGAAATCAGGCACCAGCATTGTCACAGGGCATTTACATAGCTTGAAGGTAACTCCGTGGACTGATTACAATGGAAGCAGATACGGTGTAGATACAGGAACATTAGCGAATATTGATGATCCTAGCTTTGATTATGCGGAGGATAACCCTAAGAACTGGCGGTCAGGATTTGCCATTTTGACATTTTGGAATGGTAAATTAATGCCACCAGAACTGTGCGAGGTTATCTCCGAAGGGTTAGTGTACTTCAGGGGGCAGGTGATTGAGGTTCC